GCCCCACGACTGCGCGCGCTCGAGCGCCACGCCGACGTCATCGAGGTGCCGGTAGTGGCGATCCTGCCGACCGCGCGCCTCCATGTCGCCGCGCGCCGCCAGGAACCCATCGGTGAGGAACGCGTGCTCGCGACCAGGGCCGTAGATCGGCTCGCCGCGCGTCTGATACGCGACCGGGCGGCCGCTGCCGCGAGCGAGCTCGCGAACGGTGCTGCGCTCGGCGTCGGCGCGCTCGCGCTCGTCCTCGCGATCGGCCGCCTGCTGTCGCTCGACATCGACCGTGACGCGCGTGCGGTTCGGGCGATCGCCCGCCGGCGGTGTCGTCGGCGCCTGTTCCTCGGTGGTCTCCTCGGTGGTCTCGCCTTCGGCCGTCGCTGCGGCCGCGCCCGTTGTCGGTGGCATATCGCCCTCCGCTGCGGCCCGTACGTCCGTGACTTGTGCGCCCGAATAGGCGCCCGTTGCGACCACGGCCACACGCCGCAGGTCGATACCCCGTCGCTCGACCACACCATCGGGTCGGGTCACGGTTTCGCCGTCCCTGGGCCTATACACGGCCGACAGTCGGGTGAGCACGCCCGCGCGGGCGAGCTCGAGGAGCTCGTCGCCGTCGCGCGTTCGCGCGACCCGGAACGACATCGCGAGGCGCCCGTCGTCGTCGTCGGCGGCCACGCCGCGACCGACCAGCAGCGCACCTTCGTGGTGGTTGTAGGGGCCCGGCGAGCGCGGCAGCGATTCCAGCTGCACGCGGGCCGGATCCAGGCCGGCGACGGCGCCGCGCGCGATCGTCTCGCGGTAGCGCGGGCCGTTCGCGCTGTCCTGCACCGTCGTCACCTCGCCGTACGGGATGACGACGCCTTCGATGATGCGCTCCTCGCCGTCGGTGCCGGCGCGAACCCGGAGCTCGCCGCCGAGCTCGCGGATCAGGAGCCCGTCGTCGAGCTCGCGCCGGCTGAGGACGAGAGTGCGCATCGCTACCGACCGAGCCCGGGCTCGAGCATCGGCCCGCCGATCTTCGGCAGGTCCTTCGCGCCGGCCTTGGCGACCGCCTCGGCCACGTCATCCTGCCGCTCGAGCTCGGCGTCGCGCGCCTTGTCGGTCAGCTTGTCGCGGGCGGTGAGCTCGCGCTCGGCCTGCGGCGCGGTCGCCGCCTCGTCGACCTTCTCTTGCTCCTCGGCCGCCTTCTCGGCGTCGGTCGGCTTGTCCGGGGGTGTCGCTGCCATCGGTCTAGACCTCCGCTACTGCTGGCACCGTCTCGGTGACGGTGACCGTTGCCGGCGTCGCTGGCGCCGTGAGCTCAGGCTGCGGTCGGGCCGGTAGCCCGAACCCGCGCACGCGCGCCTCGTCGAGGTCGGCGATCGGGCGATCGCCCGTCGTCAGCGATACCCACGCCGCCGCGCGATCGGTGAGCGTGCCCTGCAGGAACCGCGCCGGGTCGAACTCCATGCGCCGCCCGCCGATGTAATCGCCCGGCAGGCGCGTGCTGATCGCGTCCTCGATCGGACCCATGTAGCCGCGCAGGGTGTAGCGCAGCAGGTCCACGGCGTCGTTCTCGACGTTGCTGTACGTCTCGCTGTCGCCGGCCGGCGCGTTGAGGATGCGGGTCGGGACCCCGAAGTAGCGGCCGGCCTGCGCGGTCATATCGGCGCGCGCCTCGACGGCCGATTCACTGGTCGGGTCGGCGCCCCACGGCTCGGCCTTGGCGCCCTTGCCGAACACCGCCGGGTACTCGGTGCCGAGCGATCGCCGTTCGACCCAACGCTCGCCCATCTTCGCGGCCTCGGCGTCGTCGAGCTCTTGGTCGCTGGTGATCTGTGTCGTCGTCGGCCCGCCCGCCTGCCAATAGCGCGCCATGTGCACGTCCGCCGCGACGAACGCGGTGAACTGCCGACGGGCGAGCTCGAGGATGCTGTTCAGGTCCTCGCTGATGCCCGGGAACGGTGCGCGGCGCACGATCGTCAGGTCGTCGACCGACACGGGCTTGCTGAACCCGGCGACCATGTATTCGTACGGATCGGTCAGGCCCCACGGGTCCGCGTTGTATGGGCGGATGGTCACGGGCGGCAGGGGCAGCAGCGACCAGGGCGTGCCGTCGGTATCTCGCCCGCCGACGTGCAGGCAGTACGCCGTGTTGAATAGCGCCTCGGTCGCGACCATCCGCCACGTCCAGGTCCGCCGGGTCATCGTCGCCATCGGCCGGCGGACCAACCGCGACGACTCGAGCAGCGCGTCGCCCTTCCATTCGGTCCAGGGCATGTCGGCGATGGTGTCGGCGATCAGGGTCACGCAGCGCCACACGGCCGACAGCCCGATCGCCGAGCGGGCATCCAGGTAGGGGACCGCATCGCGGCCGACGGCCGCGGGAACCTTCGACGTCGCCGGCGCTCCGACCGCTCGAGCCAGCCACGCGACAACGTTCACGGGACGAGATGATGGAACACCGACGGGGGTTTTGTCACGTTTCAGCGGAAAATCGCCAGACGCCCTACAGCGGCCCGTGGCGCCGCGAGGGGTCGAAAGTGACGTCAGCGGCCACTCGCGCGGCGACCGCGGCAGGCTACGCGGTTGCTCGCTGGCCCAGCCCGGTTATCGTCCGTCGGCTCGGGGGGGGCACATGGCCATGTACCTACAGGAACACTTGCGGCTTGACGATCCGCGCCTCGGGCGCGATCGCCGCCCAGGCCGCCCACGCCGTCGCCCGGATCGCGTCGACCTCGCCGAGCGAATCGCGAATGCTGATGTACCAGTCGCCGGCCTCGAGCGGACCCGACGGGCGCGCGACGCGCACCTGCTGCGCGAGCAGCTGATCGTCGTCATGCCCGAGCCGATGGCCGATGAGCTCGGACCGCCACAGCTGCGACGCCGAGCGGATATCGCGGACGGTCAGCGGGATCGCCCGCACCTTCGCCGTCTCGCACCACGCGAGCAGGTGCGGCGCGACCGCGGCCGACGCGCTGAATGCGAGCTCGGTCGCCTTCCAGCTGGCGACGGTCCGCTCGACCAGCGTGACGAGCTCTTTGGGCGCGATCGACGAGCGATCGGTCCGCGCGCTGTCGAGCTCGGCGGCGATGCCGACCCACGCGCCCGAGTCGGTGACGAGCGCGACGGTGACCGTGGCGCGGCGCCACGTCGGGGTAGCCTCGGCGGCCAGCACCAGCCGGATCGTCTCGTGTGGCTGGCGGGCGATGCGATCGCGCCAGAGCCCGGGCGGCAGGAGCTCGTCGGCGCCCGAATCGCTGAACAGGTTCAGGCGCTCGGCGCGGAAGGTCGACGGGCTCTTGCGGTTCGAGCGCAGCGACTCGAGGATCACCGCGGGATCCATGCGACCCTCGGCCAGCGCCGGGTTGGCCTTGGCCCACGCCCGCGGGTCGGTCGGATCGTCGTCGTCGTCGGCCGCGTACCACGTCATCCCGAACCGGCCCGGTGGCTCGTCGCCTTCGATGATGCGCACGCCGCGCTCCCACCAGTCGCGCAGCAGGACCGATCGCTCGTCGCCGGCGGTCGACAGCGCCAGGATCAGCGGGTCAGGCGCCATCGTGACGGTCGGCTCGAGCGCCGCCCACGTCTCGTAATTGATCTGCGTGCGCACCTCGTCGAACACGGCGAGGTCGTGCGTCTCGCCGCGGATCGCGTTGCGACTCTCACGGCTGCCGGTGTGGTACTCGCGGTGTCGGCCGTACAGGTCCGAACGGATGCCGAGGTAGCGGGTCAGCGCCAGGCCGCGGCCGCCGAACCGCGCTTTGATCGGGCGCAGGTCCTCGAGCACAGCCTCGTACGGGATGCGCGCCTGCCCTCGATCGTGAGCGAGCCCGAGGATGCGCGACCAGGGCGGCGTGACGCGCGCCGTCAGGCCCCAGCCGATGACCGAGCGCACGCCGCCCGTCTTGCCGTTCTGGCGGCCCGTGCTGATCAGGTAGGTGCGGTGCACCAGCCTGCCCGACGCGTCGATCGCCAGCGCGCGGTTCACGGCACGGCGTTGCCAGCGGTCGAACCGGATGCCGAGCTCGCGCAGCGCGTACGCCTCGACGTCGGGACCCCACGAGCCGACGACGCCCGGCGGTAGGGGAGTCTGCCAGCGAGGCGCCGGCAGGCGCTTCACCGATCGGGTCCGAAGTCCACCCGTCGACGTCGCGGCCTCGGTGCCGCCGGTGCGGCGCCCTGGTCCTCGGGCGGTCGGCTGTCGACCTCGGTGCCGAGCTCGCGCCCGATCTTGATGGCGAGGTCCCACAACCGCGCGCGCTCGGCGACCGCCGGGCGCTTCACAGGTGGCACCTTGCCCTCGTCGAGCAGCCCCGGCGGCATGGGCTCGCCGGCGATCTCGTCGAGCAGGCTACCGAGCTCGGTGCGCATCGCGTCCTGGTAGCGCGCCAGCAGCGATGTCGTCGCCGAGCTCGGCTTGCCGCCCCGGCGGTGCTTGCGGTCCTGGTCCTGGACGCGACCGGCGCCCTCGGTCACGACCGGCGCGGACTAGTTGCGTATCGGCGCAAATAGTCGAGAGGGGCACCGTTCCACGTGGGCAGC